AAGAGATGGCATTTTTTGAACATCATCAGCTGTGAGTAATCTTGTAGCCGTAATATCGGTATCTGTTACAATACCAGCAATAAATTTAGAGATGTTCATAAATGTTTTTGCATCTACTGGGTTTGAGAGAATATCATCATCCTCTCCATTCTGTTCCCGTATGGTTACTTCATAACCACTTGGTAGTTTAAAGGTAAGTTTCTTACCATAAAGTGTTTGATCTTCCATTGTGTTGAGTTGTTAAGTATTCTGAAAAATATAGTATTTTGTAACGAAAAAGGGAGAGTTCATTGCTGAGCTCTCCCTTAGTGATTCACTATTACAGCTTCTCGCAGGTATCTACTGAGAACTCCAAATCCTCCAGAGTGTTATCCGAACTCATTCGGTCTAAGTCCTGTCCGTTTACCTTGCAAGGCCATACTCCGGTACATGTCCAGGAGTTAAGGATAGATACTCCATCCTCGGCCAGCTCATTGATGAGTACCGTTTCCTTATACTGGCTTGGAGTTAAACCCCCACCAAGCAACATATCCTGAACTGACATAAGCCAATCCCATAACCAAGTATCTGACCCAGAAGTAGTTTCCAATTTGGAAGCTGTTAAGTTTCCAACTGATACTCTACCAGCTGTTTTTACATCGTAATTTACATCACCATGTGAAACTTGTTCAATACTTACCTCTGGTATACCAACCTTCTGAAAGAGGAATGCGTTTATGGGATGTTTGACAAATACAATTTGCCATAAGAACTTCTTCCTCGGATTTTTTACTTTAGCTCCTGCCATAGTATTATATCATTTATTTGTTTATTACTGTGCGGATATGGATATCTCACCAGTGCTCTTATTTACCGAAACATCTATGATAACATCCATCTCTATATCCTGCATTGGAACAATTTCCTTATACTTCAGCTGAGCCTTATACTTACCCTGACGAACATCTGCCTCGTTATTAACCTGAAGATCCTCATAGCTCTGTGCATCCTGATCTCCTAACCATGTGTAGGTAGTTATTGCTTTACGATTCTGCAAGTCATCCAGAAGATCCTTTGCTTCGTAGTATATCCTTTTCCACGTTTCAAAAGTATTAGGCTCTTCTATATAGCTCTCCAGAATAGGTCTAAGATTCTTCTTCAGATACAGGTTAAGACGTACTATAGAAATGAACTTCTCTGAATCATCCACTGGATTAGAAGTGAATCCATTCCAAAGCATAGTACGTTGCCCCTGGGTACGAGTGTTCTTTATTACGAACAGGTTCATATACCACTGAGCAAACTCATTGAGAGTATCTATATCAGCAGGACCACCTAAGTTCTTCATCACTGGGCCTAATGCAGAAGCAATTACACCACGATTCATACCAGAGAAGGAATACCAAGGCCCATAAGTAGAAGCACATATTGCATCCAATCCGGCTACAGAACCCAATACATCGCATTTCTGAAGAGAACCGTTTTCATTGTAGTATTTAATACCACCTCCGAAATATGCTACCTCTTTCTTTGGCCCAATAGTCTGAACCATAGTCTTCAGAGCAGTGAAAGTTTCATCTACTGTTGCTGGAGTACGTGTTCCTGCTGCATACTTGGGAACTTCCACATACAAAATGTTCTCAAATGTATTATGTACATCATTAGCTACAGCAATATATACCTTAGTATAATCGTCTAAATGCTGATGTATATGAGAAAGTATTACAGAGTATGCCTCGTAATATGACTTACTTGCTTTATAAGCAGAAATCCACTCATCTGCAGTCGGTTTAGTACCTGCACTACCCTCAGAGCATTCCATGTATACATTAGTATCACTTACTTCATCAGTACTTACAGTTCCAGAAGTAATCTTGCCCACCATTATCATGGAGTTCCAATTAGAGAACTGGCGCAGTATAGAAACTATATCCTCCATTGTCTGAATACCAGTTGCAAGGTTTTTCATAGTACCCTGACCATCTGCATTCTTACCTTGAATAGCCTCGAAAGTGATATTCGGAGCATTATCCAAGAAATTCTGTAAAGTATCTACATTTATAGAAGGAGTAGTTACACCATCAGTTGTATTTGCTGATACAGCAGAGAAGAACAGTGTCTCATTTAAGATACTGTCATAAGTTGGTATCTGAGTTTCCTCATCTCTTGCCCCATACTGAATAATACTTGCACGTAACGATGGTTCCTTTGATACATTTAATTTTAAGTAGAAAGGACGGTTCAGATTTACTCCAGTATTATCAAGTACTGGAGAACCTGCTTCTCTAGTGCGTATAGCCATATTCATTGTAAGACTATTTTCTGCTCCACTGGGATCAGAAATTACTATAGAGATAATAGCAGATCCATCTAGAACTGATACAGATGGTGCACTCAATTCAGCTGGAGTTACTGACATAGGTTTTGCCCATCCATAAGTAGCTCCACTACCAGCTACTCTTGATACTCGAACCTTTGCACCCATTTCAAGTGCCTTCATTATGTTCGATACCGAACCATCCGGAACTATCTCCGAACCAAAAATACGAGTGAACTGAGATGGGCTAGATATCAAATCACTTGGGTCTTCTAACGGACCCTTGGTAGTACGAGCTACCATGTTGATTACGCCCAACAGAGGAACACTAGATTGCACGTTCAGGTTCTTAAAGTTGAACCTTACTCTTGGAGTCTGTGGCATATTTAATTATATTAAAGTGTTATTAAGCAATAAATAATCCATTTGTTGACCAGAAAATGGGAACTGATAATTCCCAGCTCTAATTCTGGTATTTCTATTCATTGTATTAAGGTTAGGATCAGACTCCTTAACCTTATCCAAAAGTATTTTTAATTTTTTGTCCATATTATGGTACTTTTAATGTATAATCGGCATTCTCTAGAAGTACAGAAATATCTTTTATAGGAGTAATTACCTCTGGAGGAGTATTACCCTCTAAGAGGCAATCATGTACTTCAAATTGGTATACTTTTTCCATTAACCCATTATCCAGATCTGGCATATTGTAAAAGTTTACTATCCTAAGGAATATATTTCCTGTGAATAGAAACTTAGGTTCATCGTAGGGTTTTAAGTAACCTCTTTGAGGTACAGACCAGAACATAATTTGGTGCAACAATCTCATATGTTCTGAAGAATGAGCACATAATCTTATGTTCATATATTGTGATAGGGATTCATAAGGTACTTCTGTTGCTGTGTAACCTATACCCTCTTCTTTCTGGGTTATTTTTCTTGGTAGTCCTATGTCTCCTGGATAAAATCCTTCTGAATCAACTACTATTCTTGGGGTTTCTTTTATACCTCTTGAATGGTTATTACCAACTCCGAATATACATATATAGAAACCCTTGTCATCTTTTATCTTTTTAAGATCTTCCTTAAACCTTTCAGCATTTTCTGCACTTGTTGGAAGATAGTCTTCTGGGTTTATAGTGTAGCCCAATTCAATGGCCATATTCAATAGAGCCATGTATATGGACCTCTCTATAATTTCCTGAGAATTTACCATTTTACTTGATTGGGTCTTACACCATATTTTTGAAGTTCTCTACGTATCTCTGTTAGTATAAGTTGTTTTAACCTATTCTTACCACCAACAGCTTTAAGAGACGGTGACCACACTGGTCTTGATGGAATCCTACCATCGTTGGATCCAAATTCTAATATTCTGGCTAACTGATTTAATGTTAAACCTTTCTGAGATGATCTTCTTGTTCCAATTGGTAATCCTATCAGAACTCTAGATTTATACCTATATAACCCAACTGACCTTGAATAAAGGCCAGTCAGGTTATAAATAGGATGTTGTCCCCACCTTTGGATAGTAGCTGGGGATAGCGGTTGCCATGTTACTCCACCACCAACAGGTGGTATACCCAAAGTTAATGACTTCTTTACTATTGCAAGTAGGTTTCTTGAGAACTTATCAACGGCTCTATCATACCCTATTTGCATACTTTGACCAAGGTTACTTACTAAAGCTTCAACAGTTTGCCATTCACCGTTTAACTTTACTTGAAGAACCAGGTCAGATATTTTAGGTAGAGTGATATTAACCGTTCTTGCCATTGTTAAAAATGTTTATCGTAAAAGTCCTTTAACTTAGAGTAAACAGTTCTAATTACACCTTCCTTATGATAATGGTACTCCCCCTCATATCCTTCTATTCCCCCGAGTTTATTTGCCCACTTCTCTGTCCAGAATTCGTAGTAATTATTCTTTCTATTATGGAATAGGCAATGAAGACCACTGCACAATCCCACGATGGGTAAATATAATGGCCCAAGTATCCTTGACTGTATGCAATGACCAAACTCATGATCATAGGCAGGTTCCTTTAATCCAGATCTTTCAGAAAGGAAGATATAATTTCCCAAACTTACACCACCATTCATTGTAGTGGCTACATAGAAAGCAGTGCTTCTTTGTTTAAGAATCCTTTTCTCTCCCCTTAGTATGATCAT